GCCGAATGTCTGTAACGTTTTTGAGTCAGTGATCCAGATGAGGTTGCATTTCCTGAAGAAGCAAAAGTGATAAAATCTATACTACTAAGTTTTATATGTTTTGGAACAGTATAAGGAGTGGTATTCCAATCATTACCACCAATATATAAACCTCTTGATCCATTTGAACCTGCTGCGGCTTCACTGCGTCTTGTACTTAGATCACCAAAATCATTAGAATTTCCAGTTGTCGTGATATCAATAGTGTTCAAATTATCGTACGCTGTTTTTCCAGCGGCACCTCTTGCAAAGACTGCAGTATCTCCATACCATACGCCTGTAATTGATCCTGACGATCCAGCACCAGCTGAATCTTGACTTGTTACGCCTGACCCATATCCACCAAACGCAACATTACCATTTACTAGTTGTGTAGCCATAATTGCGATTACGGATCCGGAATCGGCTGCAATATCTAAAGTGATAGAAGATCCATCAGTAGATGTATAATCGCTTGTAAGTAAAAGTACGCCGTTGTAGTGAACAAATGCAGCACCATTAGAATAATCTAATATATTGCCATTTATATCACTATCTGAAAATGTAGTTTGACCTTCTGAAGCAATATATTCGTATAATGTAACATTTGCACCAGTTTGTCTTTGTTGAACATAATCAGAATCAACAATAGTGTATACTGTTTCACCAATGTTTACAGTTTCATCTGCAACTTCACCATCTTCTTGAACACCACCTGCAGCAAGGTCAAACTGGTTTACAAAATACGAAGAATCATGCCCACCTAGTGTTTCGGCATCAACACCTAGAGCATCAACAAATGCTTTATCTACATCATTTGTGATAATCTGTGAAACTTGAGCAGAATCTGGTAAAGCAGCTATCTGTGCTGTAACCGTCGATGCAAAATTAGCATCATCATTTAATGCTGCTGCCAACTCATTTAGAGTATCTAATGATGCAGGTGCTGCATCAATTACATTAGCAATACCAGCATCAACTAATGTATTAACATCCGTTGAATCTAAAATATTTGGCTTATTTGTTAGATCAGTATACGAACCACTAAATAATGTAGGTGTATTAGTGAAATTATTATAATCTAAATAGTAAGTACCTTGCTGGCCATCAAGTGTATCAGCATCAATGTTAAGAGCATCAACAAATGCTTTATCTACGTCAGAAGAAATGATAGTAGAAACTTGCGCTGAATCTGGTAAAGCAGCTATTGCTGCATCAACATAATCTTGAGTAGCTGCACCAGCACCTGATGTAAGAGATATAATTTGAGCTGAGTCTAATACGTTAGGTGTATTAGTGAAATTATTGTAATTTAAATAATAAGAAGAGTCATTACCACCTAATGTGAAAGCATCTATATTTAAATTGTTAACAAAAGTTTGATTAACATCTGTTGTAATAATACCAGAAACATCAGTTGAGTCTAGTATGTTAGGTGTACCCGTTAAAGAAGAATAAGCAAAATCTTGACGAGATTGAACATATGTGCTATCTGCTGTAGCATTAATAATGCCAATTACTGAATTTGAATCAACTAAAAGCTGTCTAGCTTGAATATAAGCAGAATCTACTAAATTCGTAACCTGACTACTATCTAAAGATAAGTCTTGAACTAAAGACTGAACTAATTCAGAATCAATAAAAGACTTGATTTCATTAGAGCTGTTTTTATAAAACAACTTACCATCAGCGAAGTTAATAGCTAATTCGCCGTATTCTAAATTCTCTGCTGCAGGTATATTACCAGAAACGCTGGATTTTTTTAATTTTAATACCGTTGTCGTCATATGCTATCCTTAAAAAAGGGTGTTATAGCCGGAGTAAAAACCCCGGCTTTATCAACTATTTATATTTAGAATGTACCGCCATCTAGCTCTACAATAGAAACTTGACCAGAAGTAACAGTCATTTGATCTGAATCAAAGTTTGCAACACCAGGATTTGATGTAGTTGCAAGTTCAGCCGCGATTGTTAATTGACCGGCCGGATCATTATATGTAATATCAATGCCTTCGCCTTCAACTAAGAATGTGGACATTTCATCATGAATAACTTCACCTAGACCAACACCATTAAGTTGAACTGCACTATCTAGTGTATCAAATTCAACATTAACTGGTTTGTTAAAGTCCCAAGTATCAGTTGCGCCATCATAAGTAATAGCAGCAGCTGTTCCTGTGTAGCTTGAAGAACCAATTGAGATACCAGCACCGTCAGCTTCTGCATTATTGTCAGCTGAATCTGCTAGATTTAGTGTTTTATCACCAATACTAACTTCTGTAGAACTAATTGTTGTTGTAGTACCTTGAACAATCAAGTTACCTTGTACAATTAAGTCACCTCCAGCTGAATCTGTTGGTGCAGGATCGATGAATAATTGATTAGAGTTATCAGTTGAACTGATTTTGTTTCCATCAATTCTAATATTATCAATATTAGCAATATCTGCAGAAATTTCATCAATATATGCTACACCGTCAACATATAGGTCTTTCCACTCATGGGTCGCAGAACCAAGATCATGTGTATCATCTGTTGCTGGAATTAGAGCTGAAGCAAATCTACCACCTACTGTAATAGTATCATTATCGGCAGAATCACCTAAGATTGTATTACCATTGACTGTAAGGTTTCCAGTCAAAACCATATTATCATTAGCAATATCAGCATTGAATGTGGCGTCACCAGCAACTGTTAAAGAACCGCCGATGTCAACATCGCCATCAAATGTAGCTGATCCAGCGAATGTTGATTGGCCTGTACCATTTACAGTGATTGTTCCACCAATGACAGTGTCACCATTTTCTCTTACTTCGAAGAGAGCAACATCATTTACATCAAGAACCGAGAATACATTGGTTGCTGAATCACCCGCAGCTTTTGCTGTTGATGAATGAACTGTAAGAACATTATCGATATCAAGTGCGGCAGAATCAGTTGCATATGCTCTATTTGCATAGAAATTCCAGTTACCTGCTGTTACTTTATCAGAAATAACTGTATCAATATTACCAACACCATCAACGTATAAGTCTTTCCATTGTAAAGATGCTGTACCAAGATCATATGTGTTGTTTGTGGTTGGAACAATTCCTGTATCAACTCTTCCACCAAACGAAATTGTATCATTATTAGCAGAATCGCCAAGTGTAGTATTACCATTAACTGTAAGGTTGCCAGTTAAAGTAAGATTATCTCCAGTAAGATCAGCGTTTACATTAGCACCGTTTTGTACTGTTAATGCACCACCAATATCAACATCACCAGTAAATGTTGTTGTTCCAGTTCCTTCAACTGTAAGAACCCCGCCGATAATTGCATCGCCATTTTCTCTTACTTCAAATAATGCACCATCTGATGCAACAACCGAGAATACATTAGTTGCTGAATCACCAAGAGCTTTTGTTACTTGGGATGTTACCTTTAAAACATTGTCAACTTCAAGCTCAGCTGAATCTGATGCATAAACTCTATTATCATGGAATACCCAATCACCAAGAGTACCATCATTTACAGAAATGCTATTGTCTAACGCAATTGAAATTCCTGATCCAGACGCTGTAGTAGTAATTCCATTGCTACCCGTGATAGCAAAAGAAGAATCTGAAAGAGTAATATCTCCTGTACCACCATCACCACTAAATTGTAGTTGGATTGCGTCACCACCAATTACTCCATCAACATATGCTTTGGTAGCTGCGTCTGTTCCAGCTGTTGGAGTTCCAAGATTTATAATCTTGTCTCCTTGCATATCCAGTACTTGATTTAGTTTTAACGCACTACCGTTTAGAGTTGCAACCGTTGATGAATCAAGTTTGATATTATCAACTTTTAATACATCAATGCTACTAGAAGAATCAACTATGAGAGCAGCATTAGCAGTTAGCGTACCAGGCGCGTGATTTAATTTAGTTGTAAAATACTTACCGCCAATCACTTCATGATTAGCAGCATCTCCATTTGTTTCAGTACCGGTTCCGATATATAATCTATCACCACCATTACTGATTGTACCGGGGAGATAGGAATAGGCCAATTCCCCTGCGGCAAGCGTGGTAGGATTACCAGACGTTCCCGATCTTTTAATTCTAATAATTGTTGCCATTAGTATTGGCCTCCGTTAATTATATGTTGTTCTGAGACTCTACTTAGTCTAAAGTTTCCGTTATCTGAATCATATATTAATAAATCACCATTTTCGGCTCCAGATAAACCATTTATTTGAAAAGATATAATATCATCTGGATTTGCATAATTTAAATTACCGGAACCATCAGTTACAATTACTTGATTTGCTGCGATTCCTGAATCTACTAATTTTAAGCTACTAACTCCACCGCTTAAAGTTAAATTGGCTGAGCTATCAATTACGACATCACCGCCAAAAATCGCTGAGTCAGCTACTTCTAAGCCACCTTTAACTATAAAATTTTGTATAGATGAATCAGCCATTCTTTATCCTGTTATTCGTTAAATATTCTTGTAATTTTAACAGTTGTATTTGCATAATGTGGAGTAAAGTTTAAATGAACAGCATCCGGTGCGCCTGATTGATAGGACACTGTAAAGTCTCCCAAATCACCATCACTTCTAATTACGGCATATTCTGTTACTCTTGCAACAGAGCCATCATGAATTACTAAAAGCTTTGAACCTTGAACTTTTCCATCTACTTGAATTTCTGTTAAGTATTCAATAATATTAGCCGTAGATGCGTCAAAAGAATCCACTAGTTGATTAGTAGAAGTAGTGGTTAGTGTAACAGCAGCCTGCCTAATATTTCCAATATCACCGAAACTTGTAACAGTTCCAGAAGAAATACTACGAATTGGAGTTCCAACTCTTATAGCTTTAACAATTGTGCAATTATTATAATTTGTTGCCATATTTTTATCTTGTAACTGATGGTGTTACAATTGCCCTTCCCTCTAAAACTCTTTCAATAACTGTAGTTTCTGTATCTGAGTCATATTTAGAAATTTCTAAATCATACACATATCTTCCATGTTTAAGTGCATCAGTCTGCTCATTTGTGAGTGACATAGTCACTATACCATATTCATCAACAATGTTAATATAAAAATCGGTTGTGTTGTCACTATCCGACGTGTAAGTTTTTTTCAATTTTGCGGCGGCAGAATAACCTGATAAATCTTTTATAGATCCATCACCTTCAACAAGATGAACCTCTACTGAAACATCAGATCCTTTATCAATTGTAATATCTTCGTACTCGGCCATGTGTATTCTCTAATTTTATTATATTTATACGATCACGTTTTAGAAATTTTCAAATAATATGTATTAATAACGGTTGATGAACCATCTGGATGTTCCTGTGCTCGATAGTCATATTCATCAACAAAAAGAGTTCTATATATAGAACTGTCTAATTTTGAATCAAGCATAGCAGTACCTCTATTTAAACCATTAGTGTAAGAATATCTTAGTTGCCATCCAGGTTCCTGTGATACCGAATAATTTATTGCATTTGTTAAGTAAGTGTCAAAATCTTCTAAAGGGTATTGTCTCACACCACCATTACTTAAAACAGACATTGGTGTTATAATATCAATTGGAGCACCATCAATCACATGTAAATAATAACTTTGAACAATTTCTGGTTGATCTAGCGTATCTGGAATGGCATCAGCAGTATACAAAGCAGCGTTAGATCTAGTATCTGTAAAAATTGGATTAGAATCTACGAGTGTAGCACCTGGAACTGATGTGGAAGTTGAAATAAAATGTGTTCCAGCCTGTGAAGGAGTAAGATCTCCTGAAGTTAATAAATCAATAGCTGGATGAATAATCGTATCGTAATAATCTTCTTCTCGCATAGCTCTTATGCTATATCCATCTACATATGCTAATGGAGGAAGAAGTTTAGTTGGTTTTGCAGTTGTTGTTACTGTTTCATCTATTTTATTAAATGTAATAGAAGTTGTTGTTACGTCTGCAGTTTCTGCTTCAGTAGGAAATCTATCTGTTCTTGTCGAATATACTCCAGCTAAAACTCTAGTGTCAAATATAGATCCTAAAGATCCACCACTGTTTACTCTAGATAAAGAAACAGCTGGGTTTAAACTAAAGTTATATACTGCTCTTAAAATCAAGTTGTCAATTTCAGACTGTGACATTGTCTGAAATCCAAACGGCCCTGGTTTAAGAGGTTTTCTAACAGTCATAATCTAAACTCCTAAATTAAGCACCAGGTGCTCCAATTTCAGATCCGTATATTGTTAAAATTGGATCTCCTATAGAATCAAAAATTGAAAATGAAACTGTCATTCTAGATGTAATGTCTGAATCAACTCTTGCATTAGTGTAATATTGATTACTATCGCCTTCAGTTAAATCATCTGTAGTGCCTGCGCCATTTAGATATAAATTAGTTGAACCTTCTGGTAATGCATCTGTATTTACTTCAGCGCCAGTAGTTGAAAAATACTTATTATTTGTGCCTTCTGGTAAATCATCTGTAGTTCTAATATTAAAATCAGAATCAAAATCAGTTGATGAATATAATGCAAAATTTAAATTAGGTGCATTTACATCTTTATTAAATACCCATTCATCAGTAGAAGCATCATAGTATATCTTTGCATTAGCTCCTGCAAGTGTAATACCTCCACCATCAACTGAGGCAGAGTCAGGAGCGCTATCTCCTATAATAATATTAATGTCATTGATAGTAAGTTCTGTTGAATTTAATGTTGTAGTTGTACCATCAACAAATAAATTCCCGCCAACGTTTAGATTTCCATCTAATATAGAGTTACCTGTAACATCTAAATTACCACCTAAAGTTGTGTTTCCAGTAACGCCTAAGTCACCACTTAAAGTAGAATTTCCAGTTACGCCTAAAGCCCCGTCAGCTTGGACATCATTAAATGTAACATTACTAGTTGTTTCAACTTCTTGACCAATACTAATAGCATTTTTATCGGTTCCACTATCTAACTCAATAGTGACACCAGTGCCAGCCTGGATTCCTCTTAAATTATATAGTCTTTCTAAACTTCCATACAAATCGTCAATAGACAATTTATGCAATGGCTCATCTTGTTGAGCTGTGACATCAAATAAAATGAGTAAATCACTTGAATCTACTGAATCCTGTAATAATGGATCTAAACTACTGACTCTTGGCATTACTATACCTCTATAAAACGTTTTTTTATTATTTATAAGTTTTTTAAAACCAACGAGATTGATATAGAAGTTTATTTCCAGAATAATGATTCATGTGGCTTGTTTAGAGATGTAGTAAAATGTACTAATTTAATGCTATCATTAAATTGATTATTAGTCATAATATTTGAATCAAATTTTGCTTTATATTGATTTGCTATAAAATCATTTTTTGATTCGGTGTTTGTCCATCTAGTTATCCATTTTTCAGGCACTAATTTTAACGTCAAATTTTGTTCTACATGTTCTTCTACAAAAAATTGTTCACCATTTACTGGTCCAATTGTCAATCCGCTTTTTATATAATGAGACATCCAATGTTTTGGATTTTTCATAAAAATATCATATATGTAATTACAGTCTTTAGGATAATATTTTTGAAATCCTCCATTTATTTTCCAATTAGGATAATTATGATTCCACCATTGAGGGATTCCTAAAAATTCACCTCTTTTAATTGGAAAATCAAATAATTTTTTGTAATCACCAATCAATAAAACATCTATATCTAATACAACAATAGGCTCATCAGTATTGAGAGCCATGCATTGCATTTTATTCCACTGTAAAGCTATAGATTTTTCATATGATTCTCGAATCCATACGACTTCATAATCTTTTAACTTTTCATTAATATAATCTTCATATTCTGGCCCGTACTTGTTTCCAATGCGTAGGCAATATATTTTCATGATTTAAAAAGTTCTTCCTTCATATTTAACTTCTGGCCAAATAAGTTCAAATTTCTTATTGATGGCATGAATCATTTTATGGCTTGGATCTATTGCGTCATCTGGAAGTCTACCGTGCCATTCATCAGTAAGTGATTCATAGTTAATATTTTTAGATTTCACTAAGAAACTAAACATGGTTTCATTATCAAAAGCAAATCTACTAAAAATTGCTTCTGGGAACATTGTGATTTCCTGTTCTTGTAAAGCTTTTAATTTATAAATTAATGTTTCAAATTCACCATTCCAATCCATAGATTGTATAGCTTCAGACCCACCAATAACTGTGCCGGTATTAATCACATCATTTTCAGGATGATATCCTTCTTCTAATAAAAGAGCATAACAATTCCAATATTTTACGGCTGGATTTCTATCACAACTATTGTATTTTGTTAAGTCTGTTTTCTTCCCCCACTCGGCTAACTCATTATTATTTTTTGCATATAATTTATTCATATCAAGAACTTCAAAAATATCTTCATTTGTTCTTGGTATGACATCAATATCCATATAAAATACAGCGTCATACTCATATGATAATTTTTGAAGTAAATGATTTTTATAGTAATTCACAATATGATACATTGGAAGATTTTCATACACTTCTTTGCAGTAAACATAATAATCTATAAATTCTTTATCAAAAACATATAGTTTGTAATCTGCATCGATCTCATCGGCATATGCTTTTTGTGTCCACATTAAATGATTTTTAAATGCTGCAAATTTATCTTTGGTTTCTTCAGCACGTCCAACTCTCCAGGGATTTTTTCCTGAATGCCTTGAATATCCGGCTTCATTTAACAATGCTTCTGGAATATCAATGTAAATAGAAAATATAATCTTTTTCATAACTTAACCTTTTTTTCCTATTACAAAAAATTGTTTATAGTTTCTAAAACCTAAATCATCTTCAAAATCAAAAACCTGTTCATGTTTAAAGTGTACTTCAGTAATTCCAGATTGCTTTATTAAATCTCTAGTAGATTCTACTTTATTAATATGACCTCTTTTTGTTAGATTATTTCCACTTAAAACTACATAAGAATTATTTGGTATAACTTCTTTCATTGGAAAAGAATGTTCACAACTCGTATTAATGTATACGTCAGCTGGGTGAAACATATCATTATCAAATGTAACATCCAAATTGTGATGGCTATAATTTATAGTAGAAGTTAAATCTTCATTTCTATAATACTTATTGATTCTCCAAGCTAATTTTTCGGTCACTGGACACATATCATATGTTCTTACTTTATGCGCACCTTTTTCAAAACACATTGGAACAGAATAAAATCCAACACCAGAATTTAAAATATTGACATCTTTTCCTATAAGGTCAATTTTATCAGCCCACCAATGTTGAATAATAAATTCAGTTTTACTCATTTGTTCAAATAAATTATCATAATAATTATCCCAATCACTAAGTTCTTTTGTTTCTCTTAGCAATACGGTAAAACGATCTACATCTGATTTTTCAATTTGATACATTTTGCTTCTTCTCTGATAAAGAAATGCCTTCTAGCATATTAATAATTCCACGTTTATCATTTTCTTTTAATGCACGCTCAGTTGTAACAATACCTTCATCATAGTATTGAAAATGATTTCTTCTACTTTCTATACTATATGGCCCAAACTGATGAAACATAAAAGTATCCATAGATGGGTATGTATAAAAGCACTTATCTAAATTACTATTTACAAAGTTATATATGGGTTTATTTTGACCTTGTTTCCAACGTAAAACAGAACTATTAAATAAAGGACATCTTGTTATATGATATTGTCTTTTCCATTCATAGCCATTTTCATAATAAGGATGATCCCACCAATAATTCCAAACAATATAAGGTTTATCGTCATTTAATTCTTCAAAAAAATACGCTAAATCACCTTCAATATTTGTATCTAAATCAAGATACAATATGGTGTCATTTTCATTGAATTTTTTGTCTTCATTAAATAAAGTTATTTTTCTATAATGAGGAATTCCTCCAAAATCATCTCTATGATATCCGTTTTGAACCATATCATATCTTTCATTTGGATCCGTAGATGCTCTATAATGTTTTAGTTTAAATGCTTCCCATGTTTCATCAAATTCTGTAAAACACTCGAAATCAAAATCAACTGAACAGTTTTTCTTAACTTTTTTGTATAATTCATTTACATACCCATCATCGTATAGTGTACCCCATTTTGCACAAATGATTTTATTTTTGGATTTCATACCAAGTGTCTTTCTTATATAACTAAACAATTACTTCATCCTTTAAACCAATTGGTTCACCAGCTAAATTTTGAATTAAAGCATTTGTGTTTTTATAATACCAATCTACAGCTTCAACTGGTAAATAGTTAAAGTAATCTTTTACACCAAATCTATACCAAACATACGCATCTACTCTACGATATGTAAAAAATACTTGATCAGGCTTTTTTTCTATTAAATCAGTAATTGGTTTTATTTGGCCTTTTTTCCAAACAAGAACTGACGTATTAATAGGAGTAATATTTTGATTTTTATAATCCTGAATTAATTTCCATTTTTCCATATCATAATCGTACTGAACCCACGGCTTATCAAAATTTAACTCTGTAAAATATTTTAAATCACCGTTAATAATCATGTCAATATCTAAGTACATAAAAACATCATCATCATCAAATTTTACATCTTGTGTCCAAGGATAGATTTTTTTATATAATGGTAAACCACCTAAATCATAATTCCAATAGCCATTTACTAATTTTGGACCTTGAACAACTTCAGGCTTACCTGTTCCTCTAAAATATTTTTTACTATATTTGTCCCATCCTGTTTCATAATCTCTCAAAACAGTTAAGTTCCAATCTACAGTCGTATGTTTTCCAATACTTTCTTTTAGAGTATCAATGTACTTTTCATCATACATATCTCCCCATTTATGAACAATAATTTGTAACATATCACCACTTCACAATGTAATAATTTTCATTTAGTTTTTCTATAAGAGGACTAAAACCTTGCAATAGCATAATCAACTCATCCATTGTATATGTATGATATTTATCACTAATTCCATCTTTATAATTCTCATCATAAAACACAAAAAAGGCGTGTTTAGCATCCATTTTTATGTAATGATCTAGTAGCTTTGATAGCCCAATATAATTCGGTGTTCCAAATAAGCTAACTAATATATCACACTTTTCATTAATGTACATATTGCAATCAGCTTGTTTAAAAGTATATTCGGGGAATTTTTGCTTAGCGTTTTCTAACATTCCTTCAGATATATCATATCCAATAAATGTTTTTGGATCTGGTTTTCCTAAAATGTCAATGTCTTGCCCAGAACCAACACCAAGAGATACAATCTTGCCAACCTCACCATTTTTCATCCAAAATTTATGAGCGTCATACTCATCTTTCATATAATGATTATTTTCCCATCCGCCATGAACATATTTCTGTTCGTACCATTCAGCAGCTGCATTATATTTTTCTCTTAATAATTCACTCATAGCGTCACTTTCTTGTTTACAAAAATCATAAATGTGGTATAATATTATAGTTATCTATAATGGAAGCTGGAATACTACCAACCAATCGCACCATGCTTCATAACAGCATCTTTTGTCATTTCATCTAAAGTAGTGCCTTTTTCATTATCTAATTGATCATACGCATATTCTATTTCTCTACAGCCCATACAATCTCCACACGGTTCTGTAGCATGAGTATTGCATGATATAGTGTAATCATAAATCCAATCAAACTTGTTTCTTCTACCTAAATCTACTACATGATATTTTTCTAAATGTTCAAAAGGATTTTTTAAAAAATTATCATTTGTTAACCAAGGGCGTTTTGACATGCCTTTTTGTGTTGGATCCCACCTAGGAAACCATTGTGGATGTGGTGGTAAAATATTTCCACAATAAAGTTCTTCACAATCAGTAGTGTCTCTTATTTCTTGAAAAGCTAAACATAAGCGAGGGTAATGCGCGCTCATTGGCCAATCCCAACGAGTTTTACCAACAATTTCTAATTCTAAATTTACTTCTAACTTTTTTAAAATTTCATCAATAAGAGGCTTACTCGGATCATAGCTTGTTTGAACATTAAAAATTCTAATATCAATGTCGTTTTTAAAATTGTCCCAAAGCAATTTAAAAATTGTAGTGCTGTCTACGCCTGAAGACATTAATACACCGATTTTTTTCTTTGGATTTAAGTTTATAATTCTTTCGTCCCATTCTGGCCCAGTTATAAATTTCATAACGTTATCCATCCTCCATTATTTACAACCTCGGAATTTAATTTATCTATGACAAAATCTGGATCTTCAAAAAATCGAAGTTTTTCCATAGGATCTTCCCATATTAATGTTTCCTTAGTATTTTCACTATCTACAAAAATTTCATCATAAGAAGTTTTTAATACCTCATCTGCAAAAGATTCAACATTGTTAATATTATTTTTAAAGCTTTTTATTGTTTTAAGCATTTCGTTAATATAAAAAACAGCTTGTTTATTTGATATTTTAGGCATGTTTTCAAAATGATTTTTAACACTTTCTCTTGTAGATTCGCCTTCTGAAATATTCCACCAAGAAATTCCAGATTTTATAATTTCATTTTTATTTTTTGAAGTAATATTTTCATAATGGTTTTTAGCTAAAGGTAAAGCCAATGATGTATAATGAGAAAGATAATCTTTTCTAGGATATAAAATTATAAGTTGACAATTTTTCCAAAAATTAAAATTATGCTTTTTTTGCCATTCCATATAATGATGATCAAGCATAACTTTGGCTAAAACAAATTTTTCTTTTGATTGAGAATTTTCTATAAATTCTTTTTGAAAATCATCAGGCCAAAATACAAATTCACCATAATTTTTATCAAAACTACTAAAATTTTCAAAATGTTTTTTAATAGATTGATTTAAGTATGTAGAAGCTGTTCTAGGCACCGTTGCTATAAAAGTATTTTTTAATTTTAGACTTGATATATCAATCATATTTTTTTTCCAATAACCATGTAAGTATTTTTATGATTTATATCAGCTGTGCCGCTGTAAACAACTTCCATTGGAGGAAGTGTTTTTATAAAATCATATATTGTGTCTTGAATATTTATATTGCCTCTTTTCTTTTCATTTGTTCCTTGAAAAGCCATTAGAGTTCCAGGTTTATAAACATCTGCACAAAATTTCATATCATACATAAGTTCACATGATGTGTTTATTAATAGATCTACTTCGTGTCTTATCCATTCTTTATCTAAAACAACATCTAATACTATTTGTTCTACGTTTTTAAAATCTTGTAAAAGTTTCCAATTAATACTTTGAACTGCAGGATCATAATCATATAATATTATATCACTATATTTTTTAAATAAAAATGATTCATAAAAAAAGAATCCAGATGCGTAAAAATTTACACTTTTTACGTCTTTATCAAATTTGGACAGCTCATTATATAACCATATATTTTTTTGTAAGACTTCTTTTTTCAAACAAGAATAAAAATTATCTTTATGCCAGGGGTATTCTTTATCAATTGAATAAAGTGCATCTATTAATGGCTGAGCTGGAAAATCGTTTAAGTTAAACATATCTTATTTTTTTCATCCATATTTAATCCAGCTAACGTGTGAATAATTGTATTATCATTAAAAGAATTTTTATCAGATGCTACTATTCCTCTATCAAATGTATTAAAAAAATTTCTATTATATTCGTCATACGCATGTGGACCAAATCTATGAAATAACCAATTGTCGTTTATCCCATATTGAAAAAAATTAGCGTAAGAGTTTTTCATCATTTGATTAAATATTCTTCTACACTGACCGGGTTTCCATAATAATACTGAACTATTATAATATGGGCAACTTCTTAAATTATAAAGCCTATTCCATTTCATATTTTCGTTAAACTGCCAACTTCTTGCAATCCAAGGTTTGTTTAATTCTAAATCAAAGAAATATGCTAAATCTTTTTTAATTATTGTATCTAAATCTAAATACAAGATGGTGTCATCTTCTGCGCAATATTCAATATCTTTTAAAAACATTATATATTTTCTAAAATGTGCAAAACCGCCTGCATCTTCTCTAATATATTCTTGAAGTGGATTATCAGTTATTGAAGATTCGGGATCCTGTGTTCCTCTAAATACATCTTTTTGTATTTTTTCTAGTTCTTTAAACGCGGCAGAAATATGGACATGATCCATTGTAATAAAATCAAAATCTACTGAACAATTATTTTTTACTTGATCATATAGAGCTTCTACATGTTCATTGGTGTAACGAGTACCCCATTTTAAATAAACAATTTTATTTGCCATGATTTATTTCAATGTTAGTGCCAAAATATGAATTAATTCTAATGCATCATTACTTTTTTTAATTTTATTGATTTTTGTTTTTGAAAGAGAAAGAATATTTTCAAGCCTAAACATGTCTGCTTTTATTTTAAAAATAAAATCTTCATCAAACCTTTTTTCTAAAAAATTAAAGCAGTCAAACGGCAATCCATTTGATTCTTTTTCTATCACTTTAATTTGAGGTTTTTCTTTTTTCTTTGAAGCTTCTCTTATTTTTTTATAAGTTCTCATTTCTATATCTTCTAAACTATATTCTTCCAATAAGTCTAGAAAATCCTGTGAACTATAATCTACTTCAAGAGCATAAGAAATTATATCATCGTTTTCTTTATATAAAACTTCAATAATTGTATTTTGTCTATCAAAAAATTTTACGTCAATAATTTTGTCGCTAAAAATAGCCATAATAATTTACACTTTGTTAATTTTTAAATAATAAATCTCGTTTATAATTGGAGAGCCACTTGGCACCCTTTGGTAGCCAAATTCATAATCATAATCTGTTACTACATACTCACCCTCACGAATAATTGAATTATCTGAATCCAATATAGTATCTATCATTGCTGTACCGCGGTTATTTCCACTATCATATGAATATCTAATTTTACAATCATCAGAATGAACAGCGGCCCACTGCATATAGGTTTGTAGAAGAGCATCATTATCACTGTCATTCATTTGTCTAATGTTATAATCGCTATCAATTAATAAGAAATTTGGTGATGATACATTAGTTTCTCTTTTTAATTTATGTAAGTAATAACTATTAACAGTTATAAATTGATCTTGTTCCTCACTCAAAGGCCCGGAAGAAAACGCATCAGCATCGGCTAAAGTATCAACAAAAACTGGAATAGATGAAACTAAATCTGCATTTTCTACTAAATTAGTAGAAGCAATAAAGTATGTTCCGCCTTGAGATTTAGTAAGGCTTGAAGATGTTAAAGTATCAACTGCTGGTGAAATAAATGTATCAACAAAATCAGAATCATTCATTGATTTGATGTCACCACTATCTGTATAGTAAACTGGATACGCTCTATTATCAGTATCTAAATACTGTGTTACAGCGCTGTCTACAGATTGGTTGATTCTTGAAAAATTAATAGTATTAAATGAAAGCTCAGTAACACCACCAGTTTCAACATTAGGGCCTGCTATTGTTCTTTTATCTGAAATATTTCCAAGATTACCTCCTGAACCAACTACAGATAAAGTAACAGAAGGATTTTCTGCAAACAAAGATATCATTCGAGATTGGATTTCTCCAATCTCTTCATCGCTCATTTCTTGTAAATCTGAGCCATTTATCTTTAGTGGTCTGCGAACTGCCATGATATTTATGACCCAGCTGAATCAAAGCCATAGATTTCTTTTACTATAGTTCCGGCTGAATTTATAATTCTCAAAGATGAAGTTCTAACTTCAGTTCCAACGGCATTATTATAAACCCAATTTATAGCCTCTACTAAATCAGAATCTTGATCAGTAGGAACAATAAGGTTATCTAAATCACCGACGTTAGTAGATAAAATGTTAATTTTTTCTCTTTGAGCGTCAAATGTGTCGCTTAAATCTACGTAAATTTTTCTACCCATTAGATTTCCATCTTCTTAATAATTACTTCCAACAAGTTCTTTATTTCACCCATATCATTTTTTAGTTTTTTAATTTCTTCTTGTTGAGTTTTTCTACTTTCTTTATTTTTTCTTAACTGTTCAAAATTAGTATTAACATTAAGAATAGCGCCTGTTTTTTTATCTTTAACTAAATCTGAATGGCCATCAATACTAATATATCTCATTACACACCTAAAGCAATAATACGTAAATCTTTAATAGTTGGTACTTTTGAAGAATTTGAAGATTTAAACACAATTTTAATTTGGAATGTATTAAATGCGTTCAAGCCTCCACCTTGTCCACCTATCAAATATCTATAATCTCTAAAAATATTTCTATTTTCATCGCTTGGCACATTGCTTTCTTTTTCTGCTAACACCCAAGATACGTCGTTAATATTTTGATCATCAGATAGAGTTTTATAGTAAACATCAAAAGACGATGTAGAAGGTCTATTAGCACCAATTAAAACTTTTAAGCCAACAGCATCATTAACTAAAGTTACTGGCTTAGTAATGTGTTTGGATAGGTGCGAACCTTGATTAGGATTAGTTTCGTCAATATAATCAATTGGAACATTAAAGCCAGTGGCCGATGTTTCTGCTTGGTTATCAATTCTATTGTTAATTAGTGCAAGAGAAGCTCTCTGTAAGTCCAAAACTGGTGAAACATATGAATTTTCAGTTGTCATATCAACATACATCTTAGCAGTAGAAGTACCTAAAGCTGTCTCTTTTGCAGCATTAGCAATAACTTTTGGTCTTGGGAAATAATTTGCTTCCTTATTGCTCAAAGTAGTTAAAATAGTATCTTCTAAATATGGTGTTTCCGCTCCTGCTAAAGATTTACCAGTATGAAACTTACCATTCATCAATAAACTTGTTTTATTAGGAGTTATAGTCTGAATATATGGATATAACACATCAATTGTTGCGTTTTCAGTTGCTAAAACATCGTTTCCACCGCCGCTTGCAGTTTCTGTAGCATTCGCGCTGTGATTAAATGCATATCCAAATCCATCAACTTTAGTAATTGTTTTGGTTCCGTTTAATGCTGTAGCTAAAATTCCTCCAACTGTAGCATCAATACCGGAAATTGTAACTGTATCACCAACAACAAACCCGTGATCTTTGTGTGCTATTTTTATTTCTTGTGATCCAGAAGTTGTAGTCACAGGATTTGCATCTAATAGTTTACTAGGTAAAGTGTTATTTCTTAAATAAGCTTGTCCATCTGTAGTAGTATCAAAATCAGCTCTAAATAATTCAAACATTAAATCTTCATCTTGTGCTGGTGTCCAGGTTGAAGCATTTTGAGATTTAAAGAATGAACCTAAGAAAGGCTGTTTAGTAATTCTTTTCTCTGTTGAATTTAAGATAAACTCGCCCATTTTAGAAATAAACACATTATAGTCAGTGCTATCTGATAAAATGACCAATGCATATTCAGTATTAGGATTTAAGAAAATTGGCTCATCAAATTCAAAAGTAGTTGCAACTGAAGCATCAGTTGATGTGCTTACTTGACTTGGATTTAATATCTTATTTGAGCCAGGTATAACTTCATCTGAAGATGGCGCACCATTAACCATAGGTCTTAACTGTACCCAAACCGGCATTGTGTCAGATTTTGATTGGAAATATAAATTTAACTTTGTTACAAATAAACCATCTTCTTCATGAACATAAAAAGACTGGGCTAAAGGATCGGTTCTTCTTCTTGTAGGAACTCTAGGCGGTCTAGGTGGTTGCGGTCTACGAGTTGAAACAATAGTTCTTTGTCTAGTTTCAATTGTACCTTCAGCGGTATAAACTGCAGTAGCTACGGTTGTAGAATCGTCGGGATTATAAGCTGTTACATCTAATAAAGTAAACTCTCTTGCGCCTGTTCTAAATCTAATTGAATCAGTGTTAGGTATAAAGAAAGAACCTGAAACTCTTCCAGCAGCATCTGCGATAAGAGTTGTTGATCCACTTGGATGTTCTGTAGCTCTATTTTGAGTATCGCCAAATTCAGTTCTAGATGCATTTACTCTCTGGAAAGCTTCACTTCTACACCAACTAGAAACATCTACTTCATCAAAGAAAGGAATAACTCTTGTGTTTGGTCTTAAACCATATGCATCAAAGTATACTTTTCTAGAACGCATAAATGGAACAATTGCAACGTCAATGATTCTATCATCTACAATTTGTCTAATTGTTTCATTTGTTACAACACGAGAAACTGTTGCGCCAGTATTTCTATCAACGCCGTTCCAATTCCATTCAATAGCTTCTCTTAGTAATTCTTGATTTGTATCTAGCCTTGTGCCACCTTGAATTACTCTATCTGCTGCTCTACGGGTATCTCTCCATTCATCAGATGATGGAGATAATTCAACTGTTCCATTGAATTGAATCATAGCGAACGGATTAACATTTTCTGTCGTTGAAACTTGATCTTGTAAAATATAAGATTCTTCTTCATATTTGACGTAAATATTATCGCCTTTTATAACAGTATTAGTAGATAAATCTGAGTCATAAACTAGACCTACATTTTTCTCAACAAATGCTGGATTCAAAGTTTTCTTTTGAGGGTTAATTGAAGCTCTATATTCAACATTTCCTGTAAGAGAATGATAGTGATCTACAAAATTATCTACTAAGAAACCAGACTTAGTTCTATTATTTCCGGCTGAATCTAAAACTTCTAAGCTATTTGTATCTAATTCTAATAAAGTTAATGATGTAACTTCTTCAAGTCTATCAACTCTTTTTTCAATTTTACCAATATCGGCCATTGTATAGCCTTTGGTTTCAATAAATTGATAGTTCATATCAGTTTCATCATCTGTATATGGATTCATTTTAACTCTGTAAAGCTCTAATGAATTTTCAGGAACATCTTTAAATTTTGGATCTAATGATGAAACGCCTTCTAGTACAGAAATTGTGCCTAACTCGTTTACAACAATTTTGTCATATCTGGGCAAGTAATAAGTCACATCGGCAGTAATTAAATCAGTTGTTTGAAGAAGTTCATTGACTCTAGCTGTAGAACCTGTAAATGTTCCAGCTGAATTAATAGTAGGTCTAAAGTCAAAATAATTTCTTAAATCAATTACTGTGCCATCTTTAAGAGTATGAGTAGGAACATTTGCGTAAGATGTGTTGGCATAAGAGTTTACGTTAAAGAAATCACCAGACACACCATGTGTAAAGTGGTTTACTTTATAAGCCACGTTTCCAGCAACACTTTGACCGGATTTAAGAACTAATCTACCAATTCCATAATATGCGTCTGTTTGACCACCGTCTAATGTAAATTTATGAGAAATGTCAGGGCCATTTGATGAATCTTCTCTAATATATTCATAGTCATAAACATCAACAAGTCCTAAATCCACATATTGAATACCACTACCATCTGAATCAATTGTTTTAAGCGCTGTAGTTTCTTCTGGTGTTTTAGTTCTAAAGCTCGCTGAACCTTTATTAACATATGCCAAAAACTCTAACTGTGAGTTAGGTGTTGCATCTGTTACAGTAGCGGATGTTGTGCCCGATCCAGTAATAGTTGGACTTATAATTTCTCCAGAAGAATCTACTGCAACAATCCAATCGTTGGTATTTGAAAATGTTTCTCCAAGAGACGATAGAGATAAACCAACTTGACCGGCAGAATCAGTTGAAGCAATAAATTTTCTTTGCACTTGAAATGAGACATCATTAATATTTGAAGGTCTAACTTCTGGTAATTCAAACAGTAAAGAATTTTTATCTGGTTCATTAAGTACTGCAATTCCATTTTCAAGAACTAATGTAGCGTTATCTGTAGCAGATTTACCAATAGATCTAATGTCTCTTATATAATATCCAGTAGACATTTCTATTTTGAATAGATAAATTTTATGTGTACCATCAGTATTTGCTTCAACAGCTCTAACTCTAGCTGTACCAATTGTTGTACCAGAATTAAAAGTAGCATTATCTTTTAAATCTAATTCATCATTAATGTTAAAATTGGGAATACCTAATAAATTTTCTACTGTTACATAATTTCCGTACTCAACAGAAATAACTTCATTTTCAATTGTTAAAGTATCTCTAGCTCTATTTACGGCTATTGTAGATTGAATATCACGATGAGCTCTATAACCATTTACATATGCTGTTCCTTCACTAACTTTTAATTTTAGTAAAGTTGGATCAGTTTCATCTGAATCATAAGAAATTTTAAAGGGTTTTACTAAATAGTTGCCTGATTCTTCTTTAGTTCTTAGTGCTAATAAATCATTAATCTTATTGTATTGGTCAAATCCAGTAGAAGCTTCAAGAACTTCAGAATTTCTAATTTTTGCTAAATAAACAAATGTTTCATCTGAATCAATTAAGTCTTTAGTTGTAAGAACTAATTTAATTCTATAACGATCAGCACCAGGAGCAGTAGTGTTTGGAAGAGCACCTGAATTGTCATACAAAGATTCATCGTCATCTACTGTAACAATGTCTTGAACTACTTTAAAACCAACTTCAACTGTTACTGAGGGAGAATACTTAGCTAAAATAATAGATTGTTGTTCAGCTTGGACAAAAAACCCATTTACAAAATAAAATCCTTGACCTACAGAAAATCTTACTGACTTACCTACTGCTGGATTTAAAGCTGTATTAGTTGTTTGTACTGTTAATACAGTACCAGTATTAATACCAACTAAATCTTCGCCCGGAGTTAATCTAATTGGAGCTGTGGACGTTGTGCCATTTAATGTATTAGTATAAGAAACATATAAAGTGGCTGGATCAGTTAAAGTAGCAGCTTTCTTTTCAATAACTTTGACTCTTACACCAGATGTTTGACCTAAGAATGTTTCTTCATCAATAGAATTGTCTGTTGGCAATGTGTACGCTGACGTGTCAAGTTTAACAAATTCGTATGAATCATTTAAAGATAGTCCACCTGGAATTACAGTAGCACCCTCTTTAAAAATGTTTCTTCCGAATCTTTCAATTTGTTTTTGAATAATTGTTTGTAGTTGTGTTAATTCACGCGCTTGTAAAGCTTTACCTTTATTAAAAAGAATACGATGAAAGTTGTCGCTATCAGCGTAATCATCTCTATAACGAGTTTCAAAAATATTTTCAGTGTACGTAATTGTCATTTTTTATCTACTCTTATAATTGAAGAATAATTTTAATATCTTCTGTTTGATTTGCTGTTCTAGCTACAGCAGTTCTATTATCAATATAAAGAACTTCCCCGGAGAAAGGATCTACTTCAGAACTATCTATTAATTGTGAAATGATTCCATTTCCTGTGCCATCTGATTCTGTTAATGTTTCACCAACAACAAAGGAACCATATCCAGTATCATCATTTTGGTGATAATAAATAATATCTGAATCAACTTCATCGATGAAAGCTTTTGTTCCGGATGTGCTACCAACAATGACATTATCAGAATTAAATGCTAAAGTGATTGGAGACATTTTCATAGATTTTAAAGCATTAGCTGTTTCTGAAGTTAAGTCAGAATCAGAACCATTTCCTTTCTTAGGATTTTTAATAATACCTATCTGTCTAAAATCTTGTAAGATAATAAAATCATCTAAGCTTCCTTGTGTTTTTGCATGAAGCATAAGGCCACTAGCTTTTAAATCTGATCTTGCATCAAAGCCTAAACCATTGTGATCTGTTAAAACTGCTCTTGCTGTTGCACCAGTACCACCTCCACCAGAAATACTAACTTCAGCATAATCGAATCCAGTTGGATATGATAGAGTTGAAGAATCATTATCGAATTCAATTTTAGACACTGTATTAGTAGAAGAGTCAATGAAAGCGGTGATGCTATAATCACTATCCGCACTATTTCCAGTAATTGTTACAGTTGGCTTTGATGTATATCCACTGCCTCCATCCGTAACAACAATAGAAGTAATCATTCCACCAACAGCCGTGTCTTGAATTTCTTTATGCTTTATTTGAATACCAGTGGCATCAGAATCCAATTCTCCAACAATTTTACTGACGGGCATATAATTTGCAGATAAGAAGTAATTTGCTTCTAAAGCAGAAATTGTATATAAAAATTTCCATACATATCCATCTGCAGTTTCAAAGGCATGATTATTTGATCCTGTTGGCTCTACAGTAGAAGGAACAGCTGATCCTGTAGTATCTCTACCAGTTCTTAAACAAACATAAACGTGATGATTTTGATTTAAAACATAATAGTTCGGAGAAGGATGACCTGCTTGAGTATCATCATATTGAGCATAAGTTGTTCCAGTTGTCCAATTTACTCTTGCTACTGAAAATGAAGTTGATAAGATTTTCTTAACAGATTGTAAACTTTGTCTAAATTCACGAATATCTTTCATAGTGTTAGTTGGAGTGATGGGATTGTCAGCGCTGTCCCAATACTCAGATCTGCCTACACCAATGTAGTATCTATCACTTGAGTCGTTGATACCATCTATGATATCTTGAACGATACTCTTCTTAAAAAAATCAGTTATTACGGCTGCCATTCTGTTTGTCCTATTAAAACTGTAGTGCTTATCATAATTTATTTTTATTATTTATAAGGTTTATGCTGCATAATGCTCATAAGTGGCTTCCATAGCATCAAAGATGCTGCTAAATGTTGAATTAGCACTATCTATTGTTAAAGATTGATAATCTCTAATTTGTACGTTTGGTTCAAGTCTAACAGTATATATTGTTTGGCTTGAATCTGCGTTTCTATCAGTATATGAAGAATCTGTTTCAATTAAACCATTGAGTTGATGCCAGATATATTGTTGAGGATTTCCTGATTCACCAGTAATATATTCAGTAGCACCCATAGTTTGAATTAGAGTTGTGTCATTGTCTACAACTAAAGTACTTAATAAGTCTATAGTTGATTCATATGTTACTTCACCAGCAGCAGAATCTAAAATAACATTCGGCGCAGTTAAAGTATTTGTTTGAGCTGTTAAAACTAAAACTTCTGCACCCAAATAAAACCCTGCAGGGTGAACAAATTTTCGATATAGATTTTCCCAAGTAGCAATTGAGATTGGTGCTTTTACAAGAACTGATAGAACTTGATAAAGTGCACCATCTTGTAAAACGGCTAAGCTGTCTATACCTAGTTCAGTTTCCCCGACAATAAACAAATTTTCTTTAGGATAATTGATCTCAACATCTTCACCAAAGAAAGTTCTAAAAAATCTTTCGGTTGAGAATTTAGTTCCTTTAACTCTAAAGAAATCAGCAAATTCTCTAATAACTTCTCTTGGACTTACAAATTGATTTTGTGAAACGCCTAAAGCTATTTCTCTAAACATTAAATCTAATTGCTGTAATGTATTAGCTTCAACGTCTCTAATAATTTGTAAATCATTAATTAGATCGCCAATATTTGTATCACTGTCTAAATTTTCATAATATGCATCAAGGAATGTAATTAGTGTAGGATACTCAGTTGTAAAGTATTCTGGCAAAATTTCTTTTACCAGACTTTGCTTTACTGAAATAGGTAAACGATTGAGATCCTTCAAAGTTTGCATTATAATGTTACTCTCGTATTCTGATCATCTGTTAGCGCGATTGATTTTGTTTTTTGTGGATCAAGTTTAAGAATGTAATTTCTTAAAGGTCTAACAACTGCAGGATTGTTTGGTGTTACAGTAAATTTTATAAATGAATTACCACTTTGAACAGAACTTGCTGCAAAGTTATTTAAACTTACTACGCCAGTTGTTGTGTTATACGATCCAATATTGTTTTGAACAATTTCTGCTGATGTAGCATTTACTACTTCTATTTGAGTTGTTCCTAATTTATTTCTAGCATATACTAAAACGCCGTTTGGGTTATAATAGTTTTCTGAAATAACTCTATGAAATTCGTCATCAGGAGAAGCAATAGCAACTGGGAAATTTAAATCATATGCTAAAGCAGTTGCACCAAATGTTGGAGCTAATCTTAACTGAACACCAACATCAATTTTGGAAGAAAGAATCGCTGCATCTAATTCATCAATATCAGCTAAAAGTTGAGATCTTCTAAATACTTTATCAAATGAATTTAAATTTTCATTGAAGTAAGAAATCATTAAATTTTTAACTCTGGTTTCCATATTACCAGCTGTTAATCCAGTTAAATCAGGATCATAATTAAATGATGTTGTTAATTCAAGATATACATCTTCTGGATTTACAAATTTTGCAGTAACAGAAGTTACAGAAAGTGGATCAATTAATTGTGATTGAATTTGATTCTGCACTGTTGTTTTTGTGGCTTGTGATGTAGATTCTGGAAATTGTAAACTAATATAAACCTTACCATAATCAATTGGCAAATTCTGATCCCCACTCCAAGCTTTTACAGCTGAAACTGAAGAATATTTAGATTTTATTTGTGCTTCATAATCTAAAGGTGTAACTAATCTTTGTTGAGTTGCAAAAGCTACCGGGGCGGTTTGTCTAATAGATTCAATTGTTTGCTTTTCACTTCCACCAACTGATTTAGATAAAGTAGTAACTGATTGTGAATAAGAAGTAGAATCGACAACTATTTCTCCAGTTGTTGAAAACGATGACCCACCATTTGCTGCTGCACCAGATGCTCTAATGTATCTTACAACAACCTTTCCTCCTATTGGAGGCGTTTTTCCAAAAACAACACCATCACCAAAACTTAGTTCAAATTGTCCATTTGGAGCTTCTTTTAATCTATAGTATGTTGAATCAGAATTTACAGTGATTGCTTGTGACATAGATGTATATTCGGTATATGAACTGGAAGTAGTTGTATCATAAACAAAAACTTTAGCTGTTGATGTATCAATTTCTTCATCTGGTATAATATAAATTTGATATTCACCGCTTTCACCGACATAAAAAGTTTTAGTTACAACTTCTCCTTCATACGCAATAATTTCTTCTTCACCGTCATCATTTTTAAATGTGTATAAGCCAGCACCATTATCTGAAGCTTCATAAGTGTCTTTAGTATAAAAAGTATAAGACACATCATCAATTGTTGTCGTATATGCAGAATTTTCAGGTAAAGTAATTGTTGCTGGCTTAGGAGCGGCAGAAGAAAGATCGACTGTAACTTTTAACGCAACTTGAGATGAAGTTTTGGATCGTACATTTAAACCAAGTGTGTCTGCATGACTAACAACAGAACTTCTTAATTGGGCAGTGTTTAAAAAAGCTTCGTTTAAAGCAAAATTTGCAGTTAATGCATTGAAGTGAGTATTATATGCTAGAACATCTAAAATGTTAGAAAGACCAGAAGCTTCAAAATCATAATCGGCAAACTCATCTTGATTAGCAAGATAA